ATGAAAGAAATAAACATCAGTATTCCTTATTCATTATTTAAAGAAATGTTTTATTGCTTTGTTGATTTACATTTCAAAACTACCCGTGGCACATCCAAATTTGCAATCGATAGAGCGAAAGAATATTGGATTTTACTTGATGGAGATACTCGAGAGCATATTATTAGACTTTGCGACTCTCCAAATAATGCCCAATTAGCGAAAGAAGAAATACAAGATTTCAAAGCGTGGGCGATAAAAAACCGCGACGCAAAGCAAGATTACAACTCACCTCGACCACTGGTTGATGTGTTGCCGGTGGTTGATTTAAAACCGTATAAGGGCAGTAAGAAATGGAGCAAAAATTAATTCTTGATGCTTGTTGTGGGTCGCGGATGTTTCATTTTGACAAGCAAAATCCACACGTTTTATTTGCCGACAATCGCACTTTTGAAGGTACGCTATGCGACGGCAGACTGCTAAAAGTGGAGCCTGATGTAATCCATGATTTTACAGATATGCCGTACCCGGACAAATCATTTAAGTGCGTTATTTTTGATCCACCTCACTTAATAAAAGGTGGTGACAAATCTTGGTTGGTCAAAAAATACGGGCGGCTTGACGAGGATTGGCGAACGCAGCTTAAAAAGGGCTTTGATGAGTGCATGAGGGTGCTTGATGATTTCGGCACCCTCATTTTTAAGTGGAACGAGACGCAAATACCAGTAAGTGAGATTTTAAAAGTTATCGGCGTAAATCCAATAATTGGACACAAATCTGGGCGTCTGAATAATACACATTGGATGCTGTTTGTTAAAGGTGCTAACTATATCGGAGATGATACAAAATGAGCCAAGACAATAATGGTTGGATTAAGTGTAGTGATAGATTGCCTCCGGTCAACGAGGACGGTGAGAGTTGTTCCGTTTTGCTTTATGGTATGGAGACGCCAGATAGCTGCGACCCTTATCAGTTTATTGGGTACTTGATGGAGGGTAAGTTTTATTGTGATGACGGACATAGTCCACATCAATGCTATTACGTCTCTCACTGGAAACCACTCCCTCCGCCGCCAACCAAATAACCAACGACCGCCAAAGTGCGGTCTTTTTTTTAAGGAGAATTTATGAAACCTTTTGATTTACAAGAGGCGTTGAATGGCGCGTCGGTGAAGTTACGCAACGGACAAAAAGCGTATGTAGTCGGTCTTAGCAAAGTCGGTACGGAAGATGGCAATAGCTATATTGTTGGGGAGTTTGGGCGCAATTTATGTAATTGGAGCAAAGATGGCAAATACTGGCTAAAAAGCGAAAGCGAATTGGATATTGTCGGCATGTACGAAGAGCCAGAACTAACATCCGAACAGGTGCTGGAAAAGGCGTATCAGGAAAATCTACCGCTTGATGCAATCGGCAAAAAAGCATTTGTTATCGCAAAAACAAAGGATGGTGATTATGTGATGCAATGCGGGGAGGATAATCTGTATTTTGCGAGCAATGAAACAGAGTGGAAATTTTACAAAGACCCCGTGCCAAAATCCGACACAATCACTGTTACGCTGCCTAAGCCGTTTAAGCCTAAACAAGGCGACCCTTTTTACTACTTAACAAAGATTGAGGGAGACTTTATCCGTGTTAAATACGCTCCAAGTTTTCGCAGTGATAACCCATTTGATACAGGCAATTCTTCACGCGGCAACTGCTTCCGCGCCGAATCTGACGCCAAAGCATGGCTAGATGCCATGAAAAACGCTTTAGATGATTAATTTAGACCGCCCTTTGTGGCGTTTTTTTATTGGAGTAAATATGCTTACTTATTTAATTTTTAATCATGAGGCTATCAATAATATTTTATTTATAGTTTCGGTTTTGCTTATCTTTATTGGGTTGGTGTTTGCCGCCGAAATTAGAGATAAAAAAATTGCGATCGCACTAGTTTTTGTTGGTTGTTTTTTATTTATAGCTTTTGCGCTTTTCCCAAGCGTTGAGTATCTGTGCTATTTGACACAGCAAAATATTACGCAGTGTGTAGCAAAGTAGGTGCAAAATGAGTCAAAAAAACTTATCCGATTATCTTTTTGACGCGCTTGAGCGTCTTAATGATCCCGCTTTAAAAGCGGAGGATGTGGAAAAAGAAGTCCAAAAGGCGCAAGCCATTACAAAGATTAGCGATACCATTTTAAGAGGTGCGGAAATATCGTTGAGAGCGGAAGAATTAAGGATGGAATACGGCTCAAATAAAGTCGATCGCTTATTGCAAGCGGAACCTTTGCGACGCTTGGGGATGGGGGTAAAAAATGCAGGTTAATCATAATACGGAAACAAAAACAGAACACGTTATAGCAAGTGTACTTACACAAGAGGTTAAGCAATCCAGCAGACGACTTGAAAAAATGCGCGATAGCTTAAATAACTATCACGAGAAACAACAGAATGCGCCGAAACCAGCAAAGCAAGAATCCGAACCAGATAAAACCGAAAGCAATATCGGAGGATTCTCAGAAAATGACCGTCGTGAGCGCATTATTCTTGATTGGGCAAAAATACACTACAAAGACTACAAGTCAATCAATGAGTTCCCTTTCCATCAACTCGCGCTAAAACCCAAAATTACGGCTGGCGTTGTGTATCTGTGCCTCAAAAAACACTCATTTATCAAACAAACAGAAAGCACCGAATATCGTGTTATGGATGCGTATTTTCGCTTTAATGGAAATTTGCAGTATATGTGTGAGGATCTTGGCTTAACCGTCTGGGTTGTTGCTAAAACGGTTGAAAAATTGGGATACTCTCCGCGCTGGCACGAATACCGAGAAAGTCGATATATTACACGCAGTACCTCCGGGACGACGGGGGAAATGAAATTCAAACAACTCGTACCAGACGCCGTGGATATGAATGAGGATTACCGTGAATGCAATCCAATCTTTGATTTTGTCGTAAACGAAAAAACCGTTGATGTAAAAGAGATAACCGCAATAACTCGAAGAGATAACGGACAATCGTTTTACGATTTCAAATTCCCCAAATGTGATGACGAGAGAGCGGATTTTTACTGTCTGTTTTTATGCCACGATAAGCAAAAACGCGCCAACGGTCCTTTTGATTTAATCCTAATCCCAAAAGAGGCGTTACCGCAAAGTAAAGGACAAACCCAAATATCCACTTCAAAAGAAGCAAATTCGAATAAGTTTTTCTATCAGTTTCAGGTAGATCCAAATTCGCTGGCGTATATGTTGGGTGATGAGTTATGAGAAAAAAGAAACAGCCGGAAATACTAGACTACCATCACAGTAAATTGCTTCCGGCAATTTGTAATGCTTGCTTTACAACAGCTACTGGTAGAGTCACTTCTCCAACACCAAAATCAAATATGGGGACGCCAGTGACCAGTTGGAAATGGGATTACTGGTATATAAGCGAATGCGTAAAAGAGGCAGAATTCAGGGGTGACGAATGGAATTTATTGCCGCTCAGAGAAATCCAAACGCGACTTGAAAAAAGTAAGCGTAGGACGGTTATCACCCCATGCGAGAACAATCTTTACGCAGATTATTTAATGCACCAAGTCACCAAGTGTCCTAATGGTGCATTTTTATTTGGAGGCTAAATGGGCGAAACGCTGACAATAAAAGAGGTCGCCACACTATTCAAAATGAGTCCAAGTGCGGTCAGAGGGCATTTGTCGGAGTGGGGTTTTTTTAGATTAAGAGGCTCCCGCGTATGGCGGATACTCCGATCAGATCTTGATAAAATTAAAGAACAGGGTAATAATCCGCGTGAATCAACTCTGTTTGTGAGCAACAAAAGAGGTAATTTATGTCACTCTACAAACGGAAAGGCTGTTACTACGTTGATATTACAACGCCAACTGGCAGCCGAATTAGACGCTCGACTCAAACGGGCGTGAAGAAAAAAGCGCAAGAGTTCCACGACCGCTTAAAGGCGGAGTTATGGGACGCGGAAATGCTTAAAAAGGAACCCGAACATATCTTTGAAGAAGCATTGATAATGTTTTTGGATGATTGTAAGGGACGACGCGGAGAGGCTTATAAAAAAATCCACGCGGCACACTTTAGAGAGTATTTTGCTGGGCGCACACTCCGATCTTTAACAAATGACGAATTAGTAAAATCAATCCCAGTCACCAATAAAAACACCGGCAAAGCGCTTAGCCCAGCGACACGCAATAGATATAGATCGTCAATAAAGCGCATTTTGTCTTTAGCGTTTAAATCGGGGTGGATAGATCAAATGCCGTTTTTGGGCAAGGATCAGGAACCCAAAGTGCGGGTGAGTTGGATAACAAAAGACGACGCCGAAACACTTATCAAAAATCTAAGTCTTGAGTGGATGAAAAATATTTGCTCGTTTGCGTTGCTTACCGGAGCGCGTATGGGTGAGATATTGTCTATGACGTGGGACAAGATAGATTTTGACAAAAAAATCGCAATCGTGACAAGCGATAAAGCTAAGTCTGGCAAGGCTCGATCATTACCGCTTAATCGCGAGGCAATTATTTTATTAAAGGTATTGCGTGCGAAGTCCGAACATAAAGAAATGGTGTTTGTTAGAACGTCCACCGCACAACCGTTAAACTATATCGACCGTAGGGACTTTAAGCAAGCGGCAATTAGTATCGGAAAACCAAATCTACACTTTCACGATTTACGGCACACGTGGGCGAGCTGGCACGTCCAAGCCGGAACACCGCTCTTTACATTAAAAGAGATGGGCGGTTGGGAGACACTTGAGATGGTAAAAAAATACGCACACTTAAACGCGGATCATATTTTAGATTTCGCAAATCACGTCACATTTACGACACACGCTCAAAATATGTCACATTTAAAAATTGCCTAA